CGATCCGCTTGTTGAGCATTCGCGTGGCGGCGTTGTCCTGGGGCGGGCGGTTCTGGCGCGCCAACTCCTCGTTGACCGCGTCCATCGCCTCCTGGCGCTGCTGGAATGCGGCGGCGGTGGTGCGCTCTGCTCCGAGCGGGGCGGCTGGTTCCTTCTTCTTCGAGAACAACCGGGAGGCCCCGTAGCCACCGCTCGTCAGGAGCGCGAGCGCCGCCAGCATCTTCGGCGTCGAGTAGCCCGCCTGGGAGTGCATGGGGCTGCGCAGCGTCTCGGAGAGCACCTGCTGCTCGGCAAGCTCGGGGGCGACCGTGGCCGCGCTCGGCTTCGCTCCGCGCAGCGCCTTGACCAGGGCCCCGGCCTTGTTCAGCCCGTACTGCGCCCCGCCTGCGAGCGCCGCACCGCTGCCGATGTTCATCATGCGCTCGCCCTGGTCGACGGTGGGCTCGAGGGCCCCGGCACCGCCTCCGAAGGCCGCTGCACCGCGCAGCGAGCCGACGCCCGGGATCATCATCGCTGGCGTGTAGTTCACGATGTTGCTGGCGAGGTCGCCCGCCATGCCCGCCTTCGTGTCCATCAGCGGCGCGTCCAACCGCCGCGACTCGATCTCATCCTGCCTGGTCCCTTCAGCCGACTGCGCCGCCGTCGGCATGCCGAGCTTGCCGCTGAGACGCCCAGCCGGGTCGAACAGGCCCTCGAGCGCCTGCGCCGGGATGTCGAGCAGTTGCTTCGCACCGCGCCCGAGCTTGACCGCGCCTCTGCCGTACGCTGCGCGAAAATTCTGGAAGTCGGAGTCCGACACCGGGTTGTACTGGTCTTCTTCGTTCATGGTCGGTTCCTTCTTTCGGCGAGCGGACAAAAGCATCGGCGTTGCCACGTCATCTGCGGCCAGGACCACGCTCTGCAGATAGCGCGGGTCCATCGGTCATTCCCTCTTCCGCAGCGCATCGACGATGTACGGCGTCGCCGCGCTGCCAGCGCCGACCAGGCCCATGAACTCCGGCGTGGAAAAGCCCAGGATGTCGCTGCTCTTCTTGCGCGCCGGATCGAATGCGGCGAAGCGCGAGCGGACGTACTCGGGCATCAGCGCGATGTTGTGGCTCTCGGCCATGTTCAACATCGGGTTGCCGAAGTTCGGGCGGTGCTGCAGCACGCCGACGCCGAGATCGCGCATGACGTCGGCAGAGACCCCGGCACCGGGGACCGGCAACCCTTCGTCGTTGTAGACCTCGGCGTCATTCACGCGCTTCACAATCGAGCGGCGCAGATCGTTCAGCGTGGTGGGCTCATCCTCCATCGCGATGTTGTAGAAGATGCTGTCGACATCGCCCGCCTTCGCCGCGTGGCCGAGTTGGTTGTGCAGCGCGTCCTGCACCTTCTGACCAGCATCGGTCAAGGAGTAGTCCTCCGCAGCCTCGTCGTAGTTCAACAACGGATCGCTCTGCGGCCCCTTGCCGCGCGGCGCATCCATGTCCACGACCTGGCCGCGCATCCGCACCGGGTAGACGACGCCGAGGTTATCGCCCACGCCCGTGCCGCGCACCAGCTTCTCGGTGCGCTCTGGCGAGAGATCGCCCTGGTTGAACGCGTTGTACGCGCGATTCACTCCGTGCGGTTCCTCCGAGTAGCTGCGGTGCTCCAGCGCGGTCCCGATTTTTTGCTTCACGTCAGGCCCGTGCGCGCTCGCGTAGTTCACGCTCGCATCTCCAGGCTCGCTCGTCGCGTACACGCCGCGACCGGCGAAGCTCTCGTCCGAGCCGTGAACGGTCGGGTTGAACGCCTTGATGTCGCCGCGCAGACTGCCGTGGTAAAGCTCATCGCCGAAGCGCAGCGCTTTCGCGCGATCCTCCGCAGTGTTCTCCTGCGTCAGGTCCAGCCCGCCCTTCTTCCCCGGGAGCGCCGCGTTGTGCCGCGCGATCTCGTGATTGATGTCGAAGTCGGTGATGTTACTCACGCCCTTTGCCTCCAGGCTCCCGCGCGCGAAGTCGCGCGCCTCTTGCCCGGTGTGCTTGAGCAACTGCCCGCGCAACTGCTTGGCGAGAGCGCTCTGCAGGTACTTGGCGAGCGGATCGAGAGGGCCGGGCATCGCTCACGCCGTCTGCGTGTCGGGTTGCAGTACATCGTCCGCGCTGCCGAGATAGCCGCCCTTCACGCCCTTCACCGCGCGGCGCAGTGCTTCGATGGGCGTGATCCCCTGGCGCAGCGCAGCGGCGCGCGCGCTCTGCGTGATGAGCCCGATGTAGGTCTCCGGCGGTGTCGCGAGGTCGGTGATCCCCGCCGAGCCGTACCAGCCCAGCGCCTGCCCTCCGGCGGGCGACACGCCAGCGCGATCCGCGCCCTTGCCCCACAACTGCTCGAAGGCCTTGTACTCGCCCGGGTTCCCAGGCGCGTCCTCCCAAAACCCGGGACGCGTGCGCGCCTCCTTCAGACTTAGCTTGCCGCTCTCGTAGTCGGCGCGCGGCGTTGCGCGGCTCACGAGCCGCCCCATGTTGTCCTTGTCGACGTTCAGCGTCTTCAGCCAGTCGGTGAGCCCGCCGGTCATCACCGGCCCGTGCATCGCGTTGACGTCGATGGTGACCGGCACCTGGTTGCCGAGCTTGTTCTGGTAGTACGAGTTGAGCTTCTCCCCGAATGCGCTCTCGGGGCTCTCGCCGAGCGCGAGCTTCTTCGCGCGCGCGAAGATCGGCGACTGCGCGATGGACCCGATGCCCTCGGGCAACTGCACCACGCCAGGATCGCCTGGTGTCATGCCCTGCTCGCGCGCGAGCTTGTTCGTGAAGAGCCGCGACTCGGGGGAAAACTCGCCGCGCTTTTCCATGCCCCACAGGTACGAGCCGAGCGCGTTCTCTTTCAGCACCGGGTTGCGCTGGCTCGCGCTCGAGAATTGCGCGAGCATCCGGTTGAACTCCTCCGGCGACAGGCCCTCGTTCAGCGCGAACTGGCGCAGCGGCTCAGTGCCGTACCAGTGCTCGAGGTCGGGGTTGATCTCGCGCCCCTTCGCGATCAGGTCGTCGACCGCACCGGCAGCGCGCTTCGAGCGCAGCAGCGCCTCCGAGCGCTCGTTCAGCTTGGGCTCTTTGCCCATCTCGGTCAGGCGCGGGATCGCGCGCTGCTCGGCGGGAATCTGACTCGCGGCTCCCTCGAGCAGCGGCATGATCGCGCCCTTCTCACTCGAGACCGCCGCCATCGGCGCGACGCGCGAGCGCAGCGCCTCGGCGAGCTTGCCCGCGACCTTCTTCGCGATGGTGTCAGCGACGGGCATGCGTCTTCTCGAGCGCTCGAGCGATGTCGCCCTTGCGCGATGCGTCCTCGCCGCGATAGAACGCCGCTCGCTTCTCGCGCGCCTCCCTGAATGTGCCCTTGAAATCGTCGACGGTCGTCAGCCCCTCGCGCTGCATGAACTCGCGATGCGAGGTGCGCGAGTGGAAGCGCGGATCGCCCACGTCCTGGTAGGCTCGATCATTCCAAAGCACGGAATCCGTGTTACGCGGCTCGGGCATGTAGTTGAGCGGCACCTCGACCAGGATGCCGTCGCGCTGGATGTAGCGGCGTCTCACGGTTGTCCGCCCGGGAGACCGCCAGGCGGCGGTTGCTGCGGCAAGCCCATGAGCGCCGCTTCGCCCAGCGCTTGCATCTGCTTCGTTCTCGCGCTCGCCGCCGCCTTCTGCTGCTCGGTGGTGATCTTCGCGACCGTCTTCATCTGCGTCGCCTTGACGTCGGCCTGCGCCTTCATCATGGTGCCCTGCGCGTCGGCCTGGGCGCTCACCATCGCCGGGTCGGGCTTGGGCGGCTGCGGCTGCTGCGCTTGCTGGGTCATCGCCTGGATCGCCTGGTCGAGCACACCCTCGATCTGCTTCCCGGCCTTGAAGCCCGCGAGGAACCACTGCATCACCTGCAGCATGAACGGCGCGGCCTCGGGCTTCGCCTGCACCAGCGGCCACGCCGCCTGCAGGTACTGCCCGATGGCGGTGATGCACTGGGTGCGCGCGTCCTGCTCGGCGGCGTAGTCGGTCATCGCCATCGTGTCGGGGTCGACCGCGAGCGAGTAGATCGCCATGCGCTTGTCGCGCAGAAGCTCAATCGCCGCCTGCGCGTACTGCGCATCGGGCGTCTTGTCGATGAGCGAGCGCCGGATCAGCGTCTCGGGTTGGAAGTGCGCCGACATGATCTCGGCCTTGATCTGCAGCGCCGACTGCACGAACTCGGCTAGCTCGCCCTGCATGAACTGCATCCGCACCGAGCCGTACTGGGCTTTCAGTTGCTGCGCGGTCGCGGTCTCGCTCGCGACCGACGCGCCGCGCATGATGTCGGACAGGCCCGTCAGGTCGTACAAGTCCTGCTTCAGCGCCTGCTTCACCTCGCGCATCTTGTCCAGGGCCGTCATCACCATGTCGAGCGGGAACCAGTCGACCGCTCCCTTGATGCCGCCGCGCTCGGCGAACATCGCCCAGTTGTCCGCCGGGATCATCACGTTCTGCACGCGGTTGCTGATGAGTTGCTGCAGTTGCGCGCTCGACTTGTCGTAGACGCCCGCCACCCGGATCGCGTCCTCGAGCAGCGCGATGCGCGCCGAGATCACGTCTAGCTCGACGTACTGATCGCGCAGCATCTGGTAGTCGGCCTTGGGCACGAACGAGCTTGTGGTCACGTTCGCCATGAGCGGCTTCGGACACGGGAAGAACTCCGTGAGCCCGAGCGGGTCAGCCTGCTCGCCGAGCAACTCGTCGTAGCCGAGCACCTTCCAGCACACGTACTTCGTTTCCTTCGACCAAATTTCCCACACCTGCGCCTTCGACCACGGGTCGTTCTCGACGAGCGAGCCCTTCACGCTGCGCGCGTTCTGCAGGGGCACCGCAGTCCCGAGCTTGTTGCCGAATTTTTCCTTCAACTGGTCGCGCGTCATCCACACCCCGCGCGCCACCCAGCGGCATTCGCGCCAGGTGCGACACGGCGAGTACAGAAAATCGCGCCAGTGCACGTAGTCGCTCGCGACGTGCTCATCCCCGATCACCTCGTAGGTGCCCCCCGGGTGCATCGTGGTGCCGCTCGCCTGGTCGACGACCGGGTCGATGGTCTGGTTCACGAACGAGGGCTCGTAGCGCAGCCACATCTGCCCCATGCCCGGCACCAGGCGGTCCTCGATCACGTTGCGCAGCGATTGATCGAAGTCGCTCGCGCGCGAATCCATGTCGAGGTTGAGGATGCGCTCGATGATGAGCCCGCCCACGCGCGCGACGTCATCGGAGAAGTCCTTGTGCCGCCGCGACACGTCGGCGCGCGGCTGCTTCGCGTAGAGCGCAGCCTTGAGGATGTTGATGTTCGACCAGAACAGGTTGTACACGCCGCCGCCGTCGTCGGTCCCGCTCGAGGCGTTCGACGCCTTGCCGCCCAGGTAGCGCTTCACCACGCGCGCGGCGGTCTCCTGCCACTTCGACAATTCCTTCTTCGCCGCTCCTAGCTCGCGCTCGTAGAGGTCCGACTTCGTCTTAAACTCGGAGCGCTCTTCAGCCATCGGTGCTCTCGCGCGCTGCGGCGGGCGGTGGCGGTGTCTGACTCGTGTCGAAGGTGTAGTTCGCCTGCATCGAGCCGTCCGCGTTCATCTTCGCTTTGTCCACGGTGACGAAGAACGTGGTGGGCAGGCCCGTCGCCTTGCGAACCAGGTCGCTCACCTCGCTCGCGGGGATCACCACCGTGCCCGAGCCGCCGCTAGTTGCTTTCGCCATCGATCCTCTCCCTCAGTTGCTGGGCGGCAACGTCACACTCGTTCCGCCTGGCTCGCACGTCGTCTTCACCGTCACCTCGCGCTCGCACGGGCCCGAGAGCACCGTGCATCCGGCGAGCGCAAGCAAAATGGCGCTCCCGGCACAACCTGCCGCCGTTCGGAGGCGAACCCCCGATATGGCAAGCGATGCCGGAAGCAATTCAAAAATGTCTCCCACCGTTCGCCTCACCGCGATCCTGATAAAGTTGCTCGAGGTGAAACGCGTACGACGCCGCGTGCCCGACGTCGCGGTACCTGTCCTGCGGGTTCGGGCTCGCGACGAACTCGTTGACCGATTGGCACCCGTAGCTGAACGCGTCACCGCCGTGGCTCGCGTAGTTGTGATCGGGCTCGCGCGAAAATGTCTTGCGGTCTTCGTCGTACTTGTAGCCCCAGTCGCGCAGCATTTGCAGGCCCTTCGCGCACGCGCTCCTCGCGAAGCTGCAGCGCAGGATCACCGAGCGCGCCGCGTTCACGCGGTCGACGATGCGCGACTGCGGCACAATCCCGCAGTTGAAACCCGCCTGCAGGAACTGCTCGAGCACCGAGTGGCGCGACGACATGTGCTTCGCTTTCGCGTCGTGCGGCAGCAGCAACTTCGCAATCGGCAGCGGCTGCGCGCGAAGCCGGTCGATCCAGTCGGTGGTATCCAGCCCCGTGTCTTCGACGTACGCGAGCAACTGAAAGCCGCCGGGGATCGCCTGCCAGAACCAGAACGCCGCCGCGTCGCGGTAGCCGATGTCCGAAGACACCACGACACCCGAGCCCGCCGGGTCGTAGGCGAACTGGTCGGAGATGCGCCCGTTCTTCTCGAGTTGCTCGATCCTCGAGCCGACAATCGCGCCGACGTTCGCCGCCGAGAAGTCGACCAGGTATTCCTGGCGTGCAAGCTCATCGGGCATGCCGGTGCGAACTTCCTTGTCGATCATCGCCTGCGTCATGTAGCCCGCTTCGATGGCGTTGATCTGCGACCAGTCCCAGTCGTCCTCGCGCCGCGCGATCTCGAGCTGATCGTGGAAGTGGTTGTAACCTCGAGGCGTGCCGATGAACGCGGCCCAGCCGCCGTTTTGCTGCAGGATCGGGCGGAAGATTTGCCACGCGCGCGGATCGATCAGCGCGTACTCCGACATCACCAGGCCGATGGGATTCGAGCCCACCACCGCGTTGTACGAGTCCGCGCCGATCAGTTGGTAGACCGAGCCGCAGCGAAACTGGATCGCCAGATCGGTCTCGTTCGTCTTCGCGCGAATCGCCTTCGGGAAGACGTGATCGATGATGCGCCGCTCTTGATCGTCAATCGCGTCCCACACGTTGCGCTTCGCCTGCGTGAAGGTCGGCAGCATGTGGAAGTACGTGCCGACGCGCTTGTGCGCCATCTTCGCG